CGTGTAGGTCGTGCCGGCGACAACGGTAACGCCTTGCGTCGCGGTGTGAACGCCGGTTGTCCCGTCCTCGACGATCTTGTCGGCGACCGTCGCGCCGTCAGGGCCGAGACCCGCATTGGCGGTGATCGTGGCGAGCGCCTTGATCCAGACCGCGTTGTCGATGGCTTCCGATTGCAGAGCGAGATTGATACGGCTCGCCTCCAGCAGGAGTCCAAGCACGGCGCCGTTGGCGTCATATTCGACGCGCGGCGTGTTTGTAAGGCTCGGAATGAGGAGGCCGCTCGCACCGCGATATTTGCTGTTGGCGTCGCCCGTGAAGGCAAAGAAGTCCGTCAGCTTGCCGACCTGCGCCGCCACGCCCGGCAGCTTGACGACCGTGCGTCCGCCGGACTCCGGACTGACGCGCGCGTCATAGCTGACGCCGTCGTGAAAACCACCGACGGCGATGGCGTTCGGGCGCGCGTGTGCCGAGACGTGCGCCGACGCTTGCGGGAGCGCGTGCGTCATTTTTGGATTTGCGTGGTCGGCGTGCCCGACGAATAGGACGTGCACAGGAAGCGGAAGATCCAACCCGGCGCGGCGTTCTCGAGCTGAAAACCGATGCGCTGGCCGGTTGTCAGCGCGTAGGTGATGAGACCGCCGTTGGCGTCCGTGCCGTCGTACCAGGTCGTGCCGCCGTCGAAGGAGCGCTGCAGCTTGAAGCTGGTGGCGCCACCGGCGCCCGAAAAGAGCGAGGCGTTGGCTTTGCCGACGAATTCGACGCCCGCAACGCCCAAGGGCGTGGAGACGCCGGCGTCGGCCGCCGCGTAGGTTTGAATGAAGTTCGCAGTCGACATTGTCAGTCCTCGCTCTCAAGCCCGAGCGCGATGGCGAGAAGCAGTTCGAGCTCTCGCCGGCTTTCGGGATCGTTCGGTTTCAGGGGCTTTGGTTTGCGCTTCACCCGGCGCTCGCTCTGGCGCGCCCGGGCAAAGGGTCTTGACGGCCATGGATCGGGCTCGGGCCACTGATGCCCGGCGCGGGTTAGCGTGGTTGCCCGCTTGCGTACGGGCGCGGCCACTCCGCCGCCGCCGATGCTGAGCGTCGGTACTGGTGCGGGCGGCAACGTGTCTTCAGGCGAACCGGCGAATAATTCCTCGGCGGCGGCGTCGAAAACGAAATATTCGTCGCCTTCGAAGGCGACGAAGGTTTCGTCGTCGGCTTCGTCCTGATCGGGCGGCCCGCGCACCAATTCTTGCAGCGCGTCGTCATAAGGCTCGAGGATTTGCGCCTGTTCGAGCTCGGGTGCGACGATTGTCGCATCGACCGCAGCAGCGCCGTCTTCAAGCGGCGCGGAGACGTACTCGAAGGCCGCGTCACGCACGGCCTCGTCAGCTGCGGCAATCGACTCGAAGACGCTCGCATCGTCGGAAGCAAATGCACCGATGCGGGCATCGGCGAGCGTCGCGGCGACAAGCGTGGAAAGCGGTGACTGCGAGAGAGGCGCATGACCTAACATCGATCAGCCTCCATCGCCTCCGAAGGGCGTCAACATCTCGTCTCACCAGGTCGAAATTCGGATGTAGCCCTCGCCGCCGTCGCCACCGTTGCCGGCGTTGCCGGTCGACGACGCGCCACCGCCGCCGCCACCGCAGCCGATGGCGCCGTTGCCGCCTGCGCCGCCGCCGGCGCCGGTAATACCGCCACCGCCACCGCCGCCGAGGCTAAGAAAAAGCGGACGCCAAATGACAGCGCCGGCGCCGCCGGAACTTCCGCCGGAAGCGCCGCCGATGATGTTGGGATAACCGAGCGAGGCGGTCGCATCGCCGCCCTTGTTCGAACCGCCGCCGCCGCCACCGCCGCCGGTGAGAATGCCGGCCGTCGCCACGCCGCCCCCTGCGGCCGAGCCGCCGGCTCCAGCGGCACCGCCCTGCACGCTCGCGAGAAACCCGGCTGCGGTGAACACTGTCGCCGCCGTCGCAGCGGCGAGAGCGCCGGCCGTCGTCGCCGCCGCGCCACCGCCGCCGCCGTTGACGGTGAAGAGCGTCGCACCGCTGTTGAGCGCGAGCACGATCGTGCTGCCGCCGGCGGCGCCGGCCGTGCTTGCGGCTTTGGCGCCGGCGCCGCCTTGGCCGACTTGAATCTGCAGCGCGTCGGGAACGAAAGCCGCCGCGATGAGAAGTTGCGTGAACGTCGACGGCCCACCGCCGCCGGAGCCGACCGTGACGCTCGCCGCGTTGCGCCCGCCGCCACCGCCGCCGCCGATCGCCAGAATATGCACCCAGCTCTGACCCGGCGGCTTATTCCAAACATTGGCCGCGACGTTGGAGCCGCCGCGCGCCTCCCACACAAGCCCCGTCGCGCCGTCCGGCAAATGCAGCGGTAGCGTCATGGCGCGCTATGATTGCGAGGGCGGCGCGATCAGCGCTTTGAACCAGGCCGGCGCGCTCTTCTCAACGCCGAGCGACACGCTCTCGCTGACCGCGCTCATGTCGAAGGGCGCGCCGTCGAGCGTTTTGTATTCGACGGTGCCGTCGCCGCGCTCGTGTTGATAGACGACCTCGCCGGGCACGCGCACATATGTTTGCAATCTGATCAATCGTTGCATCAGTAGGAACCTCCGACGCCGTACATGACAAAGCCGGTCGTGGTTTGCGCGACGGAGATCGTGCCCAAGATCTTGTAGCCCTCGCGCAAGGCGATGCCGCAGGGGATTTCGTAATCGGGGCTGTCGGCCGTCGTCGACGGCGTCACCGCCGGCAGGACCATCGACTTGTAGAAGAGATTGTTGGTGGCCGTCGTGTTCGACGAACCGTTGTTGATGTAGAAGCGCGCGACGCAAGCCGTCGACACCGCCGCGGCGGCATTCGATTGCTTGATGATGATGCTCTTGAGATAGCCGCCGTTGGTTGCGTCGGCGGTGAAAATCGTGGTGACAGTGCCGGTACCGTCGAGCGCCGTGTTCGCGGCGGTGAAGACGGCGGGGAACGCGGTCGCGGCGCCGAGCGAAGAGTTGCCGATCTCGCCCTTGCGCGAAAAGATCGGATCGATGTTGGCGGGCATGGCTTTACCTCACGGCATCTGTAAGCCGCGGGCCGCGGCGATGACTTGGCCGCGCGGCGCGGAATTCGCGGTCGGGCCGGCGATGGTGCAGAAGACGTCTTTCGTATTCGCCGCGAAGTTGACGAGCGCGTTGGCGTTCGACGAGGCATAGACGACGTCGCGTGTCAGCGTCGTCGCGGTGGTGAGCGTGCCGAGGCCCACTTCCCAGGCGTTCGCCGTGTTGTCGACGATCGCGTATTGAATACGGTCAGCCAGCGCGAACGCCGTCTGAAATGCCTGAAAGTTGGTGGCGGCGCCGGCGAGCGTGACCGCGCCGGTGCCGCTCGACGCCGTCGTCTCCTTCACGCGGTCGATGAAGCGCGCCATGTCTCTTATGTTTCGTCGACGACGAGCGTCAGCGTCACCGCCGATGTGCCCAGGATCGGGCGGATCGACAATTGCTCGGCGTTGCGGAAGATCAGATCGCGTTGCGGCATGATGGGTTTGGAAAAGATGCCGCCATAGGCTTGGAAGCCGATGCGATAATAGGGATCGCCCGAGAGCGCCGGCTGCGCCACCCAGGTGGTGAAATTCGAAAAGCCTTGGGTCGGCTCGTCGGTCTCCCATTTCTTCGGCGCCAACGCGCCGCCGCCGGTGGTGCCGCCGGTCGAGAGAAACAGTCCGACCTCGCAATAGGCGGCCGACGCCGAGGTGCCGCCGTTGCCGGCAAAGACCATGTCGACGACCTTGAACTTGCGATTGGCCGCGGCGATGACGGTGAGCAAATCCGCCGACGCGCTCATGGTCACGCCGCCGCGCGACAGGGAAAAAAGTGCCATGGTTTGGTCCTTGGGTTATGAGGGCGAGTTGACCCTTCGTTGTCATTCCCGCCCCCGGGACGCGGCTTCGCGTTGCCGAGGGCAGGCTGCGGCGGGAATCCAGCAACGGAATTCGCTCCGAGAGATGCAAGATTCTTTAAAGGAGAAGCTGGATTCCCGCCGTCGCGGGAATGACAGTTGAGGGTTCAGCCGGGCAACGCGGCCTAAGCCGCGCTCGCGCCGGTTGAGCCTTTGAGGGCGTTGCGGAGGGCCATGAAGCTTTGGCCGATGGCGGCGGCGTTGATGCCTGGCGCGCCGGCGCCGACGCCGGTTCCCTGCCCGCTCGCGCTTTGCGCTTGATGGGCTTGCGCGGCGTCTTTGCCGGCCCGCGCGACCTTCGTCGCGATGTCGGCCATCGTCTGGCCGCCGCCCATCATCGCTTGCTGCTGTTGCGATTGGTTTCGTTCGTTGCGGATGTCGTCGACCTCTTTCGAGCCGCGCAGGATCGGCGCGGGCACGGCATAACCTCTAGCCAGTGCGCGCGCCGCCTTGTCGTGATCGACGTTGTCGAGCACGCTCGGATCGGCTTGCGCGATCGGCATCAGCGATTGGTAGAGGCGCACGATCGATTGCGCCTCGCCCGCCATCTGCGCCTTGGCGAGCGGCGAGACGTATTCGATCGTAAGGCCGAGCTTTTGAATTTCGGGCGGCGGCGGGGGCAACATGCGGGCGCGCGACAGCATGCCGAAGCGGCGCTTGATCAAGGGCGACAAGAATTCGCTCTGGATCCGGCCGAGATTGGGGCCCATCAGGCGCAGCTTTTCTTCCTGGCGCCCGATCCACTCGGTCGCCGTCATGTCGGGCGTGCCGACCATCTGCATCAGCGAGAAATAAAAGCCCTCGCGGATCGATTGCCGGCGCTGTTCCATCATCTCGAGCGTCAGCTGCGGATTGCCGCCCTCGTAAAGCGGGCGCAGCAGCATGTTGCCGTTGGCGTCGATGGCGCCATAGGTGATGCCGCCCGGATAAGTGCGCGCGACGCGGATGACGCCTTCGTTGGGCGCGGCGAGCGGCGGGTCGGCCGCCTTCTGCGCGCTCACCAAGGCGGTGCGCGATTGCTGGTTCAGTGTCTTGACGTCGGCGAGCGTCGCTTCGCCCAAGCCGCGGCCGTAGACCTCGCCGGCCGCTTGCGCCCAGCGCGGCACTTGATAGGGAAATTCGTAGTAACCCTTGCGGCTGACCTCGTTCTTCTCCTGCTCCTCGACATAGATGGAGACGTAAGGCCGATCGGCCGCGTCGAGCATGTTGCCGGTGCCGGAATATTCGTCGTTCGCCTCGACGCAATGAATGAAGCAGACGGGCGCGAACGGTTCCTTGTCGGCAAGTTTTCGCGCGCTCGCCGACAGCGTCTCGGGAAACATGGCGAGCGCGTTGCGCGCCTCCAGCGTGAAGCGGCGATAGACGGTGTCGATCTCGCCGTATTGGTTCTCGGCGATGACGCACTCGGCGAGCGGCCGGGCGTAGTCGCCGATGCGGGCCGCGCCCTCGATCTCTTCCGAATAGAAGATCGAGGTGCCGAAGACCGCGAGGTCGGCGTAAAGCCCGGGCAGCACATTATAGAAGCGCGAGATTTGCGGCCCGAAGGAATGGAGCAGGCGGCTCTCGACGTCGTAGAGCCAATCTCGCACCGGCTCGAAATCGTTGAGCGCGTCATCGGCGAGACGCAGCGAGAACCAGCGGTTCGCCGGATTGGTCATCATGCCGTAAATGCCGCCGGCGAAATTGTCGGCGGCGAGCAACGGCGTCGAGTCGAAGACCTTGGCGTAGCGCTTGTCGCCTGGCCCGCGCCGCGTCGTGAACTCGGCGCGCAAGGGACGCAGATAATCGCCGAGTTCCTGCCACAAGGCTTCGAAGGGGCCGCGATCGGCTTTGAGCCGGTCCCAACGCTGAATGATCCGCGTGGGCGTCATCTGTTCGCTCACTTCAACCGCCGAGAATGGTTTTGGGTTGAGAAGGTGTTGGCGCGGCGCCAAGCGGGCTCGTCAATATCGTCGAGGCATAGCCCTTCGCGCCGGCCAACATCTGTCGTTGCCGCAAGGCCGCCGCGTTCGCATCTTCAGGCTGCACGATCGGCGGCGGCTTCGGGATTTTCGGCATGAAGCACATGATCTTTGGATCTCCAGGCGTATTGCAGGAAGGTCTCGCCGTTGCGCCCGAACTCGGGGCAGCGGCACTCGAGCGTGAAGCCGAGGAATTCGAGAAACGATTGCGCGTCAACGTGGCCGTCGATAGCGCGGCACTCGGCGCGGCGATAACCGGCGGCCAGCAGCTGCGGCATGCATTCGCGCTTCGCCCATTTGGCGACGGCGAGCGCGGCGCGCCGCCAACGGTCGGTCGCGATCAGCGAGAGCGAAACGGTGCGCGCGGTGACTTCATGCGCGGCAACGAGAACGGCGGGCGTATCTTGGTCGCGGATTACCGTGGCCAGCACCGCGGCGTCGAGCCAATGTTCGAAGAACGTCCCGAGCGCGTTTTGGTAACCAACGACAGCGTCGATCTCAGCGCGATCGCGCGCGCGGCAATGTCGCAGAACAAACGAGGCGCCGGCGATCATGCGGTTCGTGTGCGCATCAGCGTGATCGAAGCTTTCCTAGTGTGACCTACCCAACACTTCGTCATGCCGGGCTTGCATGCCCTCGGGCAAGGCGGAGCCGCGACCCGAGGGACCCGGCCATCCATATCGCTGCGCGTCTGCGTGGCGAGAAACTTGGGCGCACGACTGCCTGTCGAGAACTAGGTCGCGTGACGGTGACGCAGGCGACTGTCACGTGGATGGCCGGGTCAAGAGCCCGGCCATGACGCGCTGTTGGGAATTGTGCGGCCAAGACCCGACGTCTCGGCGGGCCTGCGTCTCGCGATGATGAGGGATAATGTGTGTGCAGTTGTGCGAATGAGCGAGGTCTGTGTCAAGCGGTTTCGCGCGCCCAACTCACTCTTCGTCATGGCCGGGCTCTTGACCCGGCCATCCACCTTCTCAACCCAGCATTCGCGGAAACAGATCGTCCCAGTTCGGATTCATCTTCGCGATTAAGTCTAACTTCCACTGACGCGGCCAGCGCTTGAGGCTCGTCTCGCGTTGGATCGCGGTTTCGATGCGCTCGTGCCATTCCCACCAGACCAGCATTTTCACGCCGTATTTGCGAGCGAATGACGAGCCCTTGCCCTCACGATGCGCGTGAACGCGGTTCAGGAGATCGCTCGTGACACCTAGATAGAGCGTGCCGTTGCGCTTGCTCGCGAGCATGTACACGTAACCGCTCATCGGACGAGCGTCGCACGGTGGATGGCCGGGTCCCTCGGGTCGCGGCTCCGCCTTGCCCGAGGGCATGCAAGCCCGGCCATGACGGAGTGCAAAACAGTCACCCCAGCGGATTATAGTCGCCCACCTCTCGTGTGCGGCGATAGCCGCCGCGGTCGGTGGGGATGCCTTCGAGGGCGTCATAGGCGCTGAGCGCGCTCGTCGGCGCGGTGAAATTCGGCGTGTCGCTCAGCATCACGGCGCCGTAGGAAAAGGCGTCGGCGGCGTGGCTCGTCCAATCGTGCAGCGGGGCGTCGAGGAAAGTTTTGCGGTTGTCGTCCCACTTGCGCTGATATTGCTTCAAGGCTTCCAGGCCCGGCGCGCACGCCTTGGCGTCAAACCAGCAGCGCGGCAGGATCGCGCGCACCGCGTTGATGCGATCGGCGGCGTTCTGCGCCGGCGCGATGACATATTGCGGCGTTGGTTCGTCGTCGATGCGTGCGGCGCCGAGCAGACCCTTAAGCGTCTCGAGCCGTGAGCGCGCGCCGGCGCCCAACTCGCGCACGCGGATGTCGTGCGGCAGAACGTGGCGCGCGTAGACAAAGCCGCGCGACAAAAGCACGGCGGCTTAGTGATCGAGCCCCTGCCCGCTGGCCTCGTAATAAGAGATGAGGCGAATCTCGCGGCCCATACGCTGCACGAACCAAATGGCGGTCGCGTCGTCGACGCCCAGATCCCACCAGGTTTCGACCGGCAGCATCGGCTCGTACGGCACCGAGCCGATGCGCCCCGCCTCGTGTGCCGCCGCGATCTGCTTGCCGTAATAGGCGCCGACCAGCGCCGCCTCGAACGAGCAATGGAATTCCTGGGCGATCAATTCGTCGGGCATGCCGGCGCGCCGCTCTTCCTCGATCGCCTCAAGGGAAATCGCCCGCGTGTCCGTCACCGTCAGGCGCTCGCAGAACCACAGCGGATTCTCGCGCGCCATCTCGTAAAGATCGCTCGCGTGGTTCGTGCCGCGCGGGGTGAAAGGAAACGCCGCCCAACCGTCATTCTCCGCAAGGATCGGGCGGAGGTAGTGCCAGCAGCTCGGATTCTGCAGTGCGTATTCGGAAAAGACGAGTCCAACCGGATTTCCGCCGACAAGAGCCTCGTTGTAGTTATCCGAGCCGACGATCTGCCACACGGAACCATTGCGGAATTTCAATTTCATCTCGGTGGCGTTGCGCTCCGTGATCAGAGCGCGCGGCCAGTAGTCGAGAAACGGGCGGCCGTCTTTCGTCACGCCGTCCCAAATGATCTTGCGCCCCTGCTTCGCCGTCGGGAAGACGTGCCAATAAATGCCGGTGCGCTCTTGGCTTGCGATAATCGTGCGGTTGAGCAGCAGCAAATCTTTGCCGGCGCGGCGATGCCAGACCAGCACCGCACGC